CTTTTCTTTCATTTCACCAGTCTTCTTATCTTTAGCCATTGAAAGTGTACCATAATTAATACGTGAAAGATTTAAACATGAAATACTTTTGCCATCATCGTCTATACTCATATAAGGTGGTTTCATTTCTTCCTTATTATATTTTTCAATAAGTGCTGCAATGCCCACTTTATCATCATACTTCCACATTTCTTCAATTGTACCTTCTAGCTGATTTTCAAACATTTCTTCATCAGTTATTTTAATTGTTGTTCTTTCAGGATATTGAAAATTAATACCATCGGTAACTGCAAGTAATGCAACACAACCATATTTACTAAACCAATTAATTGCATGTCTTAAATGAATTCTACCCACACAAGTAATTCTTGCTGCACAAACATTATCTGACCAATTAAATGAAATATTCGAACCCAATGCACCAAATAATGAATTATTTAAAATCTTAATAGGTAGTTGTTTAACTTTAGACATTGCAACATCTGCTGCAGTAAGTTCATTATTAATATATTTTATATGTATTTCTGGGTCAATTTGTCTCGACAATTCAACTTCTTCCTTATCTAATTTAGTAATATTTGCCAATTTTTTATAAATATTACGAGTAGTTGTAAGATAAAGTAATAACTTTTCCATAACACCAGTTATATCAAAGATAGGAAATACCCCTTCTGTTAATTGAATCATAGGATAAAGTGAAGCATAATCAATCTTAATTATACGTTCTGAATATCCTGTTTTATAACATCTAGCTAAACCACCACTAAATTTTTCATATTTATCTGATTGAGGTATTGCTAAATCATTTTCATAACTCCATGCAGTTAAAAGTAAATTCCAAATCGCAGCAGTACCCATTGTACAAATACGTTGATATGTAGTGGGAACTATTTTTGCCAACATAAATGATGATTGATTATATAATTCATCTACTTGTTCTGTTTCCCATAAGTCATCAAGAAGATATTGTTTTATCAATTTTTTACCACCAATAAATGTAATTAAATTTTTTGGAAATGCTTCCTTTCTAAACCATTCAATAAATTCTTTATTTTCATCAAGATATGTTTTTCTTAATTCTTTATATTGTTCATCACTAAAATTAGTTTTATTGATTTGAAGTTTGTAAAGATTTTTGGCAACTTCTTGATATTCATCAGGTACTTGAATATAATTATTTTTTTCATCAATGAGAAATATTTTATTTTCATGATAATATTTACCAATTGAATTATCTTCTCCTTTAATATATGTTCTGTTTGGTTTAGCAATTTTTTCAAACTTTGCAACATATTTTAATCCAGTTTCTTTTAAATCAGAATTTACTGCTGCAGTTCGTTTTGTTGCGTGTATTATATCAATTATGGAAAGTCCCCACATTTCTGTAGCAGTATATTTATCAGCAGTATTACCATACTTAACAGAAACATTACCCCTTCTTTTTAATTGTATTCCTTCTTTAAGTCCTTGTGGCAATTCTGTTAAATTCATTTTAAGTATTTTTGCTCTACCTAAAATAAAATCAAAATCAAATGTTTCACTAAAATATCCTGAAATAATTGCAGGTTTTATATGATGAACTAAATTAAAAAAATCTTGAATTAATCGAATTTCAGATTCATCATCATTAATTTTTGCTGCTTCCAATATTGTTTCAAAACCACGATTATCTTTAACTCCAATAGCAAATACTCTGGCAATTTGATAACGTAAACCAGTAGTTTCAATATCAAATGTTAATTTATGAACATTTTTATATTCTTCATATCCTTTATATAATCTCGTTTGTGTTGAAATAAAAAATTGTTCTGTAATTCTTGGCGAATAAAAACAATCACGATATAAATAAATTGGTTCACCTTTTTTATCTTTAATTATCGTCTTACCATCATCTTCAGTTAATTTTTCATATGGGTCAATTCCACCATCTTTTAAGTAATTCATAATATCATTATGTGACCTACTACTAGTTATTTTAAAGCAATAACCTTCTACTAATCTTTTTTGATTACCGGTTTTTAATGGAGTAATAGTTATTCCATATTTTACTTTTTTACTTTCAATATATTGTTCTGATTGATTTTCATATAATTTAAATTTTAATCTTGATAAATCTTTCATATAAAGAAATGGAACATATGTAATATTTTCTATTCTCGGTTCTTTATTTGGTTCATGTATTATACAATTAGCAATATTTGTTCTTGGGTCAGTTTCAACATTTACAATGTATTTTAAATCATTATTATAACCTTCAAGAAAATATTTAATTTCTTTTAATACGTTTTGTTTATCCATTTTTCCTATTGTTTTTATTTGTTATTTTTTGTTTTTTAATACTATATTCTAATTTATGCGTTTTAATATCATAATGATATGTTATATCACCAAATTTATATTGATTATTTCTCATCACTTCATTTGGATTTTCAGGTAAAATTCCAGAAAGCCAAAGACTTGTTATAAGGTTATTTCCAATAACTTTATAATAATTTTTATTCTTTTTTACATTAAAATCTAAATAAATTAAATCACCTCTATTATTTAAATATGGTTCAATAACTTGTGTAAAAATATTATGAAGTTCTTGTTTTGCACCACCATTTGTAATATTAAAATTAGATAATAACATATTCATTAATATGTCTCGAATTGGATTGGTATTCCATGTATAATCGGTTGCCATGTTTTCTCAATTATTAGATTTTTTTATGCTTATTTTTTATTATATTAATTAAGTCATTAATAATACTTTGATTAATGTCTGATTCGGATTTTTTCCCATCAATTACCATTGAAAGTTCTTGATGTTTCTTTTCACATAAATCGAAAACGTATTCATCTATAGTATCTTTATATACAAAAAAATATGCATTAACTGCATTGCGCTGATTTATGCGATAAATTCGAAAAACTATCTGGTCCATATCAGAAGGTGTCCACGGTACAGTAATAATACCAATCTTATTTGCTGCTGTTAATGTAAGTCCTTCAGAAATTGTACTTTGAGAACCCAATAATAATTTGGTTTTTCCATTTTCATCTTGAAAATCTCTAACAATTTCGGCTCTTTCAGTATCAGAAACATCTCCAATATGAAGTTTTGATATTTCAGGATATTTATCATGTAATTCATGTAAACTTTTTTTGAAAAAATCTACAATTACTAATTTATCGCCACATTCTAAAATTGAATCTATTAATTCTCTCACACTATTTGTTTTCAAATGACTAGTATATTCTCGTAACTTACTTAATATTGCTAATGGATGTATGATTTTTTTATCATTAAACTCATTAATTGTTCCATCTTCTAATTCATAATATATTTCATATTCTTTAGGTGTCATTTCAAGAACTATTTTTTGTACTGTTTTCTCTGGCAAATCGAGAAGCATTTCTTCAAGTTTTTTTCTGTATGTAAATGGGCTTATTTTATTAAATAATTCTTCGAATTTTGTTAAACTAATATCTGTTTCCCAACCAAAGCCATCGATATTATACGACATTCCACAATAAATTTTATAAAATTTATCTTTTGTTGGAAATTCTAATGGTGAAATTTGATGTAACACGCTATATAACTGATATGCGTGCGATTTTGCTGGAGTCCCGGACATAAAAATTTTTGATATTTTTCCATCATTAAAAATATCGTCTTTAAATAATCTTTTAAACGCTTTATACGTATTTGTTGAAGTTGAAGAAATACGATGACACTCATCTGCAATTAAACAATCTATTTTACCTATATTTAATTTATCAAACTTATCTTTCACCTTATTAAAATCAGATGAATTAAAATAATCATAATTGAAGATAATGTATTTACTATTTTCAATATTACACGTATTTTTTTTACCAACAATAAAAACTTGTGAATTGTTTGAAAATTTTTTTACTTCATTTAAGTAATTGTATTTCAATGAGTTGGGTGTTATAACAATTACTTTTTTAAAACCATTCATTTCTACATAACCTATTGAAATTAAAGTTTTTCCTGAACCCATCCCTAAAGCTAATAATGCATTTCTTACTACATTTAAAAACATTATTCCTACAACTTGATGTTTAAATAATGTTATATTTGGTTTTAAATTTTTTTGAACAACATCTATATATTTTTCATATGTTTCTTCTAATTCCTGCTTATATTTAACCCAATGTTCTTTCTTAATATTTAATTCAGCAATAAATTTACGTTTCTCAACTTCAGCAATTTCAAGTTTTTTAATTTGTTGAATAAAAATATTCCGACTATCATCATTACCAAAATCAAAATGAATTTTATTAGAACCCTTATATTTTTTAATTAAAGAGAATAATGATAATGTGGTTATTTCCCATACCATCATTCCAGCATTCCATTTACGAGTATCTTCAGGTAATGATTTAAGATTATTTATTAATCCTTCATTATATTGAAACCTAAGATAATATGCTTGTCTTTTAGAAATTCTTTCACAAGAAATAATAAATAAAGGTAATGATTGCATATAACTTTTTGACTTTACATGCAAAGATAATCAAAAAAACAAAAATGTCAATTATTTTTTTTAAAAAGAGTTCTTATTAATGGAAGTTCATATCATAACTATAATAAATTTAATATTAAACAACTGTGGTCTTAGTAATTGAATCAGATATTATAACATTTATATAACCATTAACTGGAAATTTTATCTTTCCACAAAATTCATTTCCTAAAAAATCTACAGTAAGTTCCAATTTGTAATTACCTGTTTTTCTTGTATCTCTTAGCTTAAATTTATATGTTAATGTATATTTTTCTTCAGCAGGAAAATCTAGTCTATTATCATTAATAACAAGATTTGCTGGAACATTTGCAATACGATACAATCCATTTTCATCAATCATAGATACTGTAACTGCAACATTTTCGAGCATATCTGAAGTTATACCATATTGTTCTAATGTATGTTGCAACAATGGATATTTTAATTCAGGAAATGTGCTATCTTTTTTAATAAAAAAGTTGTTAATATTGAATGTCGAGTAATCCATTTTATTTATTTGGCAACGTCATTACCAGTATCTTCTTTAGTGGTAATATTATTTGAATTATTATCTGTATTTTCTTTAGCGCAAACATTATTTGAATTATCCTTATCTTCAAATATTTTTTCAACACTTGTAAATCCCAAAAGTCCTGCACCAATTGATATAACACCCAGACATAATGTTTTTTCATAATATGTAAAACATAAAACTATTCCTGATATTATTAACATAAATCCACCTATTCGTTTTGAACTTAATTCACCATTGTGTGAAAATATTTCTAAAATTTTACTTACCATTTTATTGTTATTTTTATTATAAATACTAAAAAGAATCAAAATAATAAATCATTTATTTGATAAACTATAAGTATTTATTATAAAATAATATTAATTAATAAATTAAAATAAAAATGAGTGCAAATTTAAACCCAATCTTTTCCAACACATTTATTTTAGGTATGACTCGTTTAGTAACTGGTAATACTGCATCTAATGGTAGTGGTTCTATTACAAAAGTTGTAACGGGTGCTACAAATGGTACAAGAGTAGATAAAATTACTTATATAAATTCACAATTAAGTGCAGGAGCTAGTTCTGCAATGACAGGTAAAATATTTTTATCTAGTGATGGTGGTAGTACTTGGAAATTAGATAATGAAATAGCTATAGCTACGGCAACTCGTAGTACCACAGCAATTGGTGCTAAAAATATTATTATAACTGGTGGTTTATTTCTTCCAAGTGGTGTAATATTAGGCGTTGCTCAAAGTGTTTATGCTGGAGTTCAAGACCAACAAGATGTTATTGTAGAAGGTGCAAACTATTAAATAATAAACATAACCAACAAAATGTAACTATTGAAAGTGAAAACAATTAATAAAAATATTGTAATTGTTCCTAATAGCGTTGCTAATATTCCCCCAAGTATTAGTTATGATGGTATTAATTATAATCAATACCCTTTAAAATATGAACAAATTTCACTAGGTTTTTATATATTTGATAAAATTGCTTTTCAAACTGGTCGTAATACTACTATTAGTACTGTACAAAATTCCTGTTTGTCATATAGTTATGATTTAAAAAAATGGCATAAAATAAACTTAAACTTTGGTAGTCAAAATGGTAGCATTAACAATATTATTTATGCCATATCATATAAAAAAAACATATATGTTGCAGTCGGTTATACAACGGGTCAACTTTTATCTACTTTAGCGTATTCAAAAAATGGAATTAATTGGCATCAATTAGGTACAAATATTTTTTCAAGTTATGGCATAAATATTTGTAATAATGGTAATAGATTCGTTGCATTTGGTGGCGGTACTAACTCTATTGCATGGAGTGATGACGGTATAGTTTGGAATGGCTGTGGTAATTCGATATTTACGATTGCTAGGGGAGGTTTTTGGGACGGTTCTAAATTTATTGCTTTTGGGGATGCTGGCACATATTCAATAGCTTATTCCTATGATGGTATTAATTGGACTGGTATTAATAACACCATTTTTACAACAAGGGGATTTGGAGGCGTTAGAGGTAATGGCATATCTGTAGCAGTAGGAATAGGTACTAATTATATAGCTTGGTCGACAGACGGAATTATTTGGCATGGTTTAGGAAATACAATATTTTCAACACGTGGACAAAGTGTTATTTATAATGGTAAGATGTTCGTTGCTGCTGGTACTGGAACTAATAATTTGGCTTATTCTTATGACGGTAAAAACTGGACTGGCTTAGGAAATAATATTAATGGTGCTAATACATATAATATAACATGTCAAATTTCAAATGAAATTTACGATTTTACAAATATACAAATATAAGTATAATAAAAACCTTATTTGGTTCAACAGATAATAAATTAGTTAACAGCAATTAGGTGTCGAAATTTAATCGAAATTATTATATGCAAATAATTTTGCCATTCTTTGTGTTAAAAGAACAACCGAACTACCTGTATAATTATCAATTTCTGTTTTATTATGATAAGTATTAGGAATTGTAGTACCAGTATAATTATTAAATGCAGAAATATTTAATTTAGTATTTAATGTGTTAGGAATTGTAGTACCAGTATAATTATTAAATGCAGAAATATTTAATTTAGTATTTAATGTGTTTTGTAAATCAGTTTGACCACTTAATACACCAATTATTGAACCCCATGATGAAGAAGTACTTCCACTACTGCCAAAATTACCTGTAAGTAATAATGCCGTTCCTGATAATAAATCTATTGCAAATGTTGCCATTAATTAATCTTTTTTATAATTTATTTAACATATTATTGATAAGTATATGTACCATTGTTTCTATTATCCCAAACATATGCAAAATTTTGGTCACCATAAGGATATTCAAAACGCCAAACTGTACCAACTTGTGAAATTTTTTGAATACTCCAATTCTTAGCAGCAGTATCTTTTAAATTATTTGTAATACCTATAAAAATCATTGTTGGAGATACTACATCAATAAATTTTGATTGATTGATTTGTAGTAAATTATATACATCTTCTGATAACATAATGTTTTATTTTTATAATAAATACTTGTATTGTTACAATAAAGATTATAATATTTTACTTTTGTTTATTTACTGCTTCAATTATTTGATTTATATCAAAAACATTAACTGTATCATAAGGAAAAGATTGTACAAACCCACTAATATCATCAATTAAGTACGTATATTTATTAAATTGATTAACAATATTAGCATTTGGTAATATATTAATATTTTCAGGATATCCGAAAACAGTAGGACTGTTACCAATCCAACAAACAGTACTTTGTAAACCTAATGCTGCTGCAGCATGTGCTGCAAAACTATCAATAAATAATCTTTTTGTACTTAAGGGAAACACAGCATATAATTCTCTTAAAGGTAAATTAAGAGGTTCTACTCCTTGTAAATTTGGTTGGTCAGGATTTTTTATGTGAAGAATTCTATATGATTTATTGAAATAATTTACCAATTTTTGAGCTATCTCCACTGGCATATCTCTATACCAAGACTTTTTTGAATACGTCTGACCCCCGCCACCATGCGTTTGAAGAAGCATTATGGGACGAGAATCTGGTTTTATTTTATCTTTTGCTATTTCAAGTTCTCTTGGATTTATATAAAGTTCTGGTTTATAACCATCATAAGGAATACCAAACATTTTGCACCAAGTTTCAGTTAAATGTTCTTTTCTTAAAATATGATTAGTTTCATTATAGGGGTCATGTTTCATTATAATCGTATCATCTTTAAGATAGTCATCCTTGAAATATTGCATTTGACCCTGTAAATAAAATCTAAATATATTGGGATTATTAAAAAACGGGGCATCCCAGCTTCCCACCACAATAATTTTCCTAGTAGGATATTGTTTTTTTATTGCTCTAATTACTGCTGTTGCTTGAATATTCTTACCATGCCCCCCAGAAATTTCAAGCACAACGTAACTATCATTTTCTTTTATTTTATTATCTATTATCATATTTATAATTTTTTATAATATTTTATAAATACTAAAACAAATGTAAAAGTTATTAATTTTAAGAAAATATTTTAAATATTTATATAACAAAAAATAATGAAAATTTCTTCTCACTATTTTTTGTTATTATTTAATTATTATAGATTATCTAATTGTTTCCAAGCACTTCCATTATAAAAATATAAATGATTGTCAGTACAAGTAAATATTGTACCTAAAGTTGGATTTGCTGGTGTTGTTGTTGGTGCTAATTTTAATATATTATTTATTGTAACGGTATTGCCAGTAGTATTACCACAAAATAAATTACCCATAGAAATTGAACAATCAATAATTGCACAACCACCAGCCATTGCCACTGAATAACAACCACAAGCATTACCACCAGCCATTCCTACTGAACCAATACCACTAGCAGCACCATTACCCATTGCTACTGAATAATTACCACCAGCAACAGAACCGCCCATTGCTACTGAATTATCACCACCTGCTTGACCACCACCCATTGCTACTGAATTACAACCATAAGTAGTACCTTGTGCCATAGCTATCGAATAATCACCACAAGTAACACCATTAGCCATTGCTACTGAATTACAACCACAAGTAGTACCATCAGCAATCGCTACTGAATTTGTTCCACCACTACAAGTAGTACCACCAGCCATTGCTACTGAATTTTGACCACATGCAATACCACCAACCATTGCCACTGACATACAACCACATGCTTGACCACTAGCCATTGCTACTGAATTTGTTCCACCACTATATGTATAACCACCAGCCATTGCTACTGAATTACAGCCATAAGCGTATGTAAATGGACTTATAGCTACTGACAGATATCCCCATGCAGTGCCATTTGCCATTGCTACTGAACAACAACCATTTGCAGCACCACCAGCCATTGTTACTGAAAAATCAGCATATGCACAGCTACCTGCCATTGCTACTGAATAACAACCACAAGTATAACCGCCAGCCATTGCTACTGAATTATTACCAAATGTAGAACCATTAACCATTGCTATTGAACCACAACTATAAGTATTACCACCAATCATTGCTATTGAACATGTTGCACCAGTATTTGTAATACCACCAATTATTGCTACTGAATTATAACCAAATGTATCGCCACCAATCATTGCTATTGAACATGTTGCACCAGTATTTGTAATACCACCATTCATTGCTACTGAACTATCGCCACATGCAATACCACCAATTATTGCTACTGAATTATAACCACATGTAATACTTCCATTACCAATTGCTACTGAATTATCACCACATGTATGACCACCAGTCATTGCTACCGAATAACAATTAAATGCAATTCCATTAGCCATTGCTATTGAATTAATACCACAAGCAGTACCATTAGCCATTGCTATTGAATAATCAGCACAAGTATAACCACCAGCCATTGCTACAGAATTTGTTCCACCAGTAGTTGTATTGCCATTAGCCATTGCTACTGACATACAACCACATGTAGTACCACCAGCCATTGCTACTGAATTATAACCACATGCTGCAGCAAAAGCCATTGCTACTGAACAATCAGCATATGCAGTACCACCAGCCATTGCTACTGAACCACCACCACAAGCAGTACCTTGTGCCATTGCTACTGAATTATAACCACATGCTGCACCACTAGCCATTGCCACTGAATAAAAACCAAATGTTTGACTACCAGCCATTGCTACTGAATAACCACTATATGTATAACCACCAGCCATTGCTACTGAATTACAGCCTAATGCACCACTGTATTGATTTACTGCTAATGAATCACCTGTGCAATTATATGTAAAATTATTACTACCGCAAAGAATATTAGAACTATTAAATATTATTTGTTTATCTGTACTACATATATTGGTTCCACCAGTACTACCAGAAATTACACTAAGAACATAACCTTTGTCAACTAATGAACGATTAGTATAATTTACGCTATAATCACAATAATAATTAATACCGCTAAAATTGTTATTATTTACACCACAAATTGTAATTCCAGAAGGAATTAATTGTATTACACTTTCAGTACCACTTCCAGAACTATTTCTTGCACCCAAAAATATTCCATTATTACATGCAAAAACACAATCTATTTTTACAGAAAAATAACCGCCATAAAAATGAGCAGTATTGCCATTACCAACAGTAAAACTTCTTTGAGAATTGAGG